ATCTTCAATGCCAGGTATGATAGGGGATTGTCTGACTATGAGATAGCCCGGATGTACCACAGGAAGGTGAAGACTATCCGGAACATCCATTACCGGGTCTTGTCCCAGATAGTCGCAGAGAATGAGCCACAACTAACGGATGCTCTTTACAGGCGGACCTGTAACCTCTGATATATATTGCTTTCTGTCTTTCATTTCTCCTCCTTTCTTATTTTCTCCCTGTCCCAGTAGGGCGATCTACATTTGGGACAAGTTAATGGTTTGGTGATACTGTGGCTGGGCCATTCCCAACCACAGCGTTTGCAGGTTAAGATTCGAGTTATGCGCATTGTAGGCTGTATCCTAAGTCTCGTTTGCGAACTTGGTCATAGTCAATCTCTATCCTTTCCCCATCACTGCCTATTACTCTGGCTGCGTTATACCAATAGGCAGCACTCCGCATGGCTTTTTTGATGCCTGCGGGGGTGTCGCGGAAATCTGCTATAGTCTCTCCGATGCCGTATGGCGCTTGTAAGCCTGTGCCAACTACCTTGACTCTACCTGTTTTCATTTCCTTATACCTCCTTTTATTTAATCCCACATATGCTGTTCAGCAACTTGTTTGTTTTCTAATTTTATGACTTTAATAATTTCAGGATAAGCTATATCGAAGTCCTTTAATTCATTTTGTGCTTGCTTTATTTCTTTATCGAGGTTGGGCATTGTCCTCTCAAATCCATGCTCTTGCCATTTTGCAATTTGATAGTTCAAGTCTTCATATAATCCATTTATATTAGCTATTAGCCTCTCCCGTTTAATTCTTAAGGCTATGGGAGTTTGGTTGTAGTGTTCTTGATATTCAGGGATATCTTCTATTCTTATCTTTATTTCTGTTTTTCCAACTGTTCCGATAGTTATTAACCCACAACAAGGTTGATTTTTATATTCCTCTATATCAATTCTATATTCGCCTTTGGCAACTCCATCTAATATAGCAATCTTTACTATTTTGTTATTTTCCCAGGTTATTTTCTTTGTTGCCATTTTTCTATCCCTCCTTTTATCCTACACTATTAGTATATCACCACATGTATATCTTGTCAAGCATATAACTTTACATAACGAGAGAAAATATGGGCCTCTTTAAAATTGAGAGGATATTGAGATTCGGGCAAACCACTTGACAAACTAGCTTTAGTATGCTAATTTCAAAATTATACTAGGGGATGAAGGTCGAGAAATCGGCCTTTTTTTATTGCCCAAGTTTCGGAGATTCTAATGGATGCGCTATTGGAGATTACAGCAGAGTTACGGAGAGCAACCAAAGCAATGGAGATAGCTGAGGAAGAGTTGAGAGAATCACGATATAAAATCATGGCTAAAATCCGTACCAATGAAGAGCTAATGAAGGCAATGGACAAGGCTAACCAGGTACATATCGAAGAGGTAGACAATGAATGTTTAGGGGACTTGCAATGATACTAACTAAAAAACAAGAGCAGTTTACGCTTAATATATTTTCTGGTATGAGTCAGAGGGAAGCATATATAAAGGCTGGTTACTCCACTAATACCTCTGTAGCTATCATAGATAGCCATGCTTGTGAATTGGCTAAAAACAGTAAGGTTTTGGTAAGGCTTGCGGAACTTAGAGAGAAGGCCGAATCAGACAAAGTTATGTCGGTCAAGGAACGCAAAGAGCGCTTATCTGAGATTGCCAGGGCTAGGCTTACAGACTTTGTAGAATGCGGACTTGATGGTTCATTTATCAACATTGGATTAGAAAGCGCAAACAGTGCAGCTATCAAAGGTGTTAAGACAAGAACTGAGTATGACGAGCATGGCAACGAGAAGGGTAATGATAAGGTTGCAACCAAGACAACGGCAATCATTACAGATATAAGGTTACATAACCCCATCAACGCTATAGCAGAACTCAACAAGATGGAGAAGGTCTACGATACGGCCATTAATGTAAATGTGGATAATCGAAAGGTCGAGATAATTGTAGCATCTGATGATGCACAGAAGCTATTGACTGAAATATCTCAGGGGGTCCCACCTCATGCGGATGACAACGACTAGAATCTTTGAAGAGAATCTGAAAGCATATCAGGGTGGAAAGAGACGGGCACTTAATGAAGGGGGGACTGCATCCAGCAAAACTTGGAGTATTCTTCAGCTGCTGTATTATATAGCTCACGAGTCTACAGAACCTATCATAATCTCTGTAGTGAGCGAATCGTTGCCTCATCTTAAAAGAGGTGCGATAAGGGATTTCTTTAATATCATAGTGGAAGATCTTGATACTTGCTCTAACTATAGTAAGACTGAGAACGTATACAAGATAGGGAAAGCGTCAATAGAGTTTTTCGGGGCTGACCAATCGGACAAAGTGCGTGGGCCGCGACGTGACATACTATTCTTAAATGAAGCAAATAATGTACCTTTTGAGACGGCCCGGGGCTTGGATATCCGGACAAGTAAGTTTACCTTTGCCGACTGGAATCCGACAAGCGAATTTTGGGCGCATGAGTACTGGATAGGGGAGCCTGAAAATGCCTATATCCACAGCACTTATCAAGACGCTAAAGCAGTGCTGCCGGTAGAGGTAGTAGCCAACATTGAGAGCAACAGGGATAAGGACCCGAACTGGTGGAATGTTTATGGTCTAGGTTTGATAGGTAAAATCGAAGGTTTGGTCTATCCGTTGTTCCAGCAGATAGACAGGCTGCCGAAAGGCGATTATTTCTATGGGCTTGACTTCGGGTTTTCGAGTGATCCGACAGTCCTGGTAAAGAACGTCATCATCGGTGACAACCTCTACAGCTATCAGATGTTCTACAACTATACCTCTATGACCAATGATGATATAGCCAGGGAGATGGATTTACTAAACGTATCTAAACATGATCCCATATATCCTGATCCTAATGAGCCGAAGAGCGCTGTGGAGCTGAGGCAGAAAGGTTTCAATATACAGGAAACTGAGAAAGGCGCTGGCAGCGTTAAATACGGAATCAAAAAGGTAAACTCCTATTACCAATACTGGACGAAGGATAGTCTTGATTGTATCAAAGAGCAGCGCAACTACCGGTATATCAGAAAGAGAGAACCTAACACTGGGCGGGAATACCTTAGCGATGATACAACACATCAATACAGTCATGGAATGGATGCCAGGAGATATGGAGTTGCGACATACAAGCCAGTGTTAAGCAGTACAGTTCCTGTCTGGCGGTACTAAAATGGCAGATTGTGAAGTATTAGAAGCCAAGCTCAAGGCGTTGGAAAAGCATGTGCATTTCAAGTTTGAAGCCAATGAGAAAGCGTTGGGTATACAAGCTAAGGAATATGAGCGAAGGCTTGAAGCACTTAATGGAGAAGCTGAGAGACTGAGAAAGATGCAGGCAACATATCTTCCCAGAGAAGTATTTGACAAGATTCATGATTCTATAGTGGCTGATATAGAGGATTTGAAAAGGGCTAGGGATGAAGGGGTCGGAAGGCAGTATGTCATAAGTGCCATAGTATCAGCAGCCATAGCAATAGGTATTACTTTAGCCGTGGCGATATTAGTAGGATAAGGTGGAGGTAAATTATGGCAGATGAAACGAAAGATATATACAAACTGATAGAAGATAAACGGTCGGAGATGAGCGATACCTTCGCTCGTATGGACAAGGATGAAAACCTTTATTTTCTTAAGCCCTATAAGATGATGGGGCTACCTCCGAATGATAGCAAGGAAGTTGAGGACGTAGCTAATATAACGCTCAATGACCCGCTGCTGTTTGCTACAAAGGCAATAGCCATTATAGGCGGAGCTACTATGCAAACAGTCATAGAAGGTCGTGATATGGATGACAAACAGACAACGATAATAGAGCAGTTCCTGGAAGATTATCTCTACATGGTTGATGAAAGACTGGTTAAAAGAGAAATACCAGGACTTGACGGCTTTGTTAATGAGCAGATATGTGTTCGAGGGCGTATAGCTGCCAGGATATGCAACCGGCTTGGTAAAGAGGGGGACTTAGAAGCAGATGTATTGCCGATAGATACCAGGAACTTTGGCTACGATACCGACAACAATGGTCTTATCTGGGGAGCTCCGACTTTCAGGCGTTCCAGAGCTGCTATCAAGCGAGAGTATGATAAAGACGTAGAAGAGAGCTTTGTTGATGTCGTGGACTATTGGGATGAAAAGCAGAATATAGTATTCATAGAGAAGGAAGTAGTCAAAGAACAGAAAAACCCTTATGGATATCCTCCATTTGTTGTATCGATATGTCCTATAGGTTCGATGCTGGGTACAGATAGTGCTATAGAACACCGCGGTGAAAGCATACTCTGGGCTAACAGGGATCTATGGGCTGAGAAAAACAGAACTGCAACAATACTGCAGACATTGAATATAGCTGCCCTATTTGGCGGGCTGCAGTATGAGAGTGATCAAGGGGTGAATGCACAAAAACCTTCAGTATCTCCATTTGGTACCCGAAAGGTTAATCCGGTAGAAAAAGGTGGCGGGTACAAGCCTATGCCTATCAACGATATTAAGAGTGCTACAAGGCTATTTTATGCTGTGCTGGATGCTTCTCTACAGAAAGGGAGCTTATCGGTTGTTGATTATGGTACATTGAGCTTTCCTCTATCTGCTGTAGCGATTACCAGATTGACAGGATCCAGGGATGATATTTTTCTACCCAGGATACAAGCGAAGGCTGAGTTCTACCAGTCGTTAAGCAGGATGGTCATCAATCAGTGCATGGCATTGAAAAAGTCGCTTAATCTGGGGCAACACGGAAACAAGAATAAATACACATCCCAGGAACTCAAAGGTGATTATTCAATCAACTATCGTTTCTTCACAATATCTAAAGAGCAGGATATTGCCGACCTGTCTATCGCGAATGCAGCTGAGAAATATCTATCTGGGGATACTATACGCCGCGAGGTGTTGCATCGGGAAGATCCCGACGGAGAGGAGATGAAGTTCCTTTCGGAGCAGGCGGAGAAGGTAGACGAGGTACTCTTCCTCTACCGGCGTGCAAGCAAACTGATAGAGAATGAAAAGCCACTGGAAGCGTATATCCTGGCAAAGCGCATTGTAACCATTCTAAAACAGAGGCAGTTGCAAGGAGCTATGACAGATATGCAGGCAAAAGGCACTCCAGAGTCTCAGGGAGGCAAGGAGGTATTGCCATTATTGGCAGGTGGTAAGGGAAGTAATGCCAGCCAGGGCTTGACTTCAACGGTGCCATCTGAGCCAACAGAATCTACGGAGGTACAACGTGAGCAAGAAGTTTAAATTCACGCAAGATGACCTGGACGATATGGTTATCAAAGAGCTTGAGGTTACTGCTGAGTCAGAGCAACCAAAGGAAGGGAAGCCTAATCTGATTGAAAGGCTGATGGCACGGAAGCAGATACAGGGGCAGAATAATGAACAGTAAGGTTGTTAAGAAAATAAGGAAATACAGTAAACAGAACTGGATTGAGTATGTGAAGGTAGTAAAGAAATGGTCTTTCGCGGTCAGGTTCAGGTATTGCTGGTATATCATGTTTGGCAAGAGTAAGAGTAAATGATATGAACGGATTTAACATCAACGAAGAGGACCTACTGGCACGTTATGCCCAGTCAAGGGATTTAGAGATAGAGCGATTGTTGACGCAATACGGCAGCTCACTGGCTGAGATAAAAGAGATGTATCCGCAAATCTCAAGTGCCATCGGTAAGAGAAGGCTAACGACCACTTTACCTTCAGAGCCGTTGTTCTTTACTCCTACAGAAGCTCGTGATATGGGTTTGAATCTTGAGGAAGGCTGGATGTTGAAATTCAATCCAACTCAGGGAGATGGCGAAAGGTACAGTGCCAGCTTTGTTACGCCTACAAAGTGGGAGATTACTGAGGATAACCTCTTTATAAGTCCAGGAGGGGAAAGATACTCTCGAGCAGATTTTGAAGCATTGCTGTCTTATCCGACAGGGGGAATGGCAATAGGGGAAGAAGCAGGGTCTCTTATTTCACCATCATTGACAATAGCAGATTTAACCGAAGAAGGTAAGAGTTACTATCAGAAGTATCAGCAGGAAGGTGGACAACTTGATATTAATGGTTGGCTTGACTTGATGGAGCGACAGCAGCTTGAGACCGAGCAGGTTTTCGGTCAGGTGTTTCCGGAAATGGATATAGAGGAAGTCCGACGCTATGCTGAGGAACAGCCTGAATCTTTTGAAAATGACATATTTGAGATAGGCAGGACGCCAGAGACTGAGAGATTACTGCAACTGACTTACGAAGGGGTAACTCCACAAGTGCTTGATAGTTTCTTCGGTACATACCAGTCTCAGGAAGGAATAGAGTGGACAACACCTGAAACTTTGGGAATGCCCAAGGTAAATGAGATATTCAGATGGTCACTGGGTTCTATATGGGGGCGGATGAAAGATATCGGAATAGGACCACAATCAGAGTTAGTACAGGAAATAAAAGACAAGCTGCTAATGAGCGAACTGCTTCCAGAAGAGCAACGCAACTGGATACGTGATACTGGCATATTGCCCAGTACCTATATGGAGCTAAGCCCGGAGGAACTTGAACAAATCGGGGTACAACTATCCGATACATCGAGAGAGGTATTACGGAGGATACAGACAACAGGAGATAAATACGAATACTGGGAGTCACTATTAACGAGAGAAGAATACACCCCAGGCTTTACTGCACAAATACAGGCAGGCTGGGGTGATGTATTAAGAAGCGCCGGATCTGCTGCTTCCTGGTTAGGTGCCGAAGGGGCAGGAAAATGGTTAGCTGAAAAAGGGTCAGCATATCAATTAGTTGTTCCTGCTGCGGAATGGAAAGGCGTATTTCACCCCAACTTCTGGACGAAGCAATTACCGAGAGCTATACCATTTACTTTTGCGCTTATTCCTGCGGCCATTGTCGGGGGATATGCTGGCGCCGGTGTTGCCGGTGCTGTTGGATTAGGTGCTTTTGGCAAACTACTGTTAGGAGCTATTGGAGCTTCTGTATTATCAAGACCGCTGGAATCCGCACTAGAAGCAGGGAATGCTTATGATGAAGCATTGGCGAAAGGATTGACAGAAGAAGAAGCTGAAGAAGCTGCCAGCAGCACATTTAAAGGAAATCTAGCTCTATCCGGGCTGGATGCTGCTCAGTTTGCGATGGCCTTTGCACCGATGCCGTTCAAGACAGGCAGCCGTTTATTAAGATATGCCACTATTGCAGGGAAGGTAGCAGTTGTCGGGTTATCAGAGGCGGGAGAAGAAGCTGTTCAGGACATAATTACCAGGCGTGCACTTGGAGAAGAAGTAAAGATGGACGCTGATATGCAGCAGGCGATGGCGTTGGGTATGGTTATGGGCATGGGGCTTGGGGGAGTTGGAGATGTATACTCAGCTATCCAGAATAGGGTAGAGAATAATCTATCTCAGCCGCTTAGTGAAGTATTCGAAAAGACAAAGTTTGAAGGGCTTGATCAGGGGCTTACCGAACAGCAAGCGACGCTCAGGGCTTTTGACGTTATTGCCGAGATGCCTGAAGGAAAGCAGATAATTCAGGATGTTATTAACCGTGTACAGAAAGCAGAGCAGCAAAAGCAGAACACAGCCTTCGGTATTGGCAATATCAGTGATACTAAAATGACTGTTGGAGAGCTGGGGTTGAATTACAAGAACTTGCCTCAAGAGGTAAGAACACGCCTTGAGAGTTTTAAGGGAGGCAAGGAGAGTTTCGGTAATTATACCGTCTACAACTTTGCCCGCTTCATTAACGATCAGTTCACCGAGGTTGGCGGGAAGTCTGCGCTCTTTAGAATGGCTCGAAACCCGGAGATACAGAAGATATTTGCATTCTGGGCTAATGACAGAGGAATATTCACAGGCACCGAAGCCGATGAGATAAGCAAGCAGATGGCATCACAACCACGTGATGCTGTAATAGGTAATATTTCAGAGCCGACTCCACGTGGTACAGTACAACATCCTGGTAATATCAAGAGCAATGAGGCAGCTAATGTAGAGATTGCGAAAGAATATTATGATGCGATTCCAGGAAGCGAACTAGATACAGCTGCAACAGCATATTTACGAGAAGGCACAACAGACAGTTATATAAACAGAATGCCTGAATATGCGGAATTGAAGCTACAGGCCTTAAGCGATGATGTACGGACTAATATCAGCGAATTGACGGAGATTCAAAATCTTGGCAGAGAAGAAATAAAACAGTTGAGCCTCCGTCTCCGTGATGCTACTACCTATGAGGAACGGCAGTCTATTCAGTCTCAGATAAGTAAGCTGGAAAAAGATATAACGTATTTCGATGGAATAATACACAAACTGAAAGGTGGAGATCGATTAAGTATCGATGATGCTGTTGCGTTGGGCATGGCTCTACGTAAGACCAGGGGAGGTAAGATTGTACCTGCGGTCAGACAAAGCGGGTTCTATGTGACAGATGAGTTTGCCAACTACCCGTACTTTCAGGATGTTAGCTTGCCGTCCGGGAATTTAATGGACCCGATACGTCTTTGTGAGGCAATAGATGGTGGGCGATTTGGCGGAGCCTTGCAGCAGAATGTTCTCTGGCCTACGCAACGGAGTTACCTGGCATATTTACAGTTTGTGGATAACACGAAAGCCCAGGTCCATCTACTGGCAGAGAAATATGGCTTGACGGGATTCGGGAGTAAGGGAGCTAAACAAGCTGCCGGAGATGTTGTCGAATATATCGGTCAAAATGAGGTTTCAAAAACAGCAGAAGAGCTGTTGTCTATTCCCGAGATAGGCCAATTAGTAAAGGGATTTAACCCACGTACTCAACATAATATTGTTGAGTTTGCAAAAGAAGCCAGACACTTCTTTGACGACATGCTTGATGTCCAGAATCGTGCAAGAGCAAAGCGGAACCAGGCGCACATACCATACCGACATAACTACCGGCAGTGGATACTGGATACCAATATATGGTCGATGCTATTCGGGCGAAACAAAAAGCCTGATGTAATGATGCAGACAACACTTATGCCTGACTACATCAAACCTGATGCGCCATTCAACGCCCGTGCACAGGCTAGAGAAGGAGGGCTGGAAGGTTACTTGAAAGAGCGAGACTTGGTGAAGTTAATGTATGACTACTCTGTAACAGCAGGGAAGGACTTGTTCATGACGAATATCGTACAGAACGGGAAGATCCATGCAGCTACATTACGCTCGATGGGGCATGAAAACTCTGCAACATTAATTGAAGAGTGGATAAGCGAGGCATATGCCGGTGTTACACCAAAACTCTCACGGGCAATCAGGTCAATAGTGCCAATGAAAGCGATTAAGGCTGGCTTTTGGGTAAGGCGGCAGCTCACCAGAGCAGTGTTTCCTTTGAACTGGACATGGAACGCATTTGTTCAGACTTCTTCCATAGCATTAACTATTACACGATATGGAATGGTAAACACAATACGGGGACTAGAATATCTGTTGGTTCCGTCTATCCGCCAGCAAGTCAGGGGAAATGCGTATAGCGCAATTATAAAAGGCAGAAGAGGAGGTAAGGCCATCTATCAGGATATTGGCGCTGGGGTTGAGAAATCGCTACGACTCGAGGGGTCTATCATGGAAAAAGTGGAAAACATAGCCAACTTCCTGACTAATACCATTGAAGACATGCTGACAGGGGTTTCGGTCAGGGCAGCCTACCATTATGGACAGAAGCTTGGCTATAATGGGCGGGCGTTGTGGGAATATGCCTCTGAGGGCGGAGCAAAGACGCAGTCTATGTACAATCGGGAAAATATTCCAGGGATACTGCGAAATCAGGAAGTGGGCACAGTGTTCCCGTTTCAGACCTTTGCCCTGGAAGTGTTTAACACGGTAAGAGAAATGAATATCATCGGTATCAGTAAGCTGGGGAAGGCGGGAGCTTATGAAACGATATCGGCAAGATCTGCACAGGGAACGGCTACAATCAACATTAGAGTTAAAATGCTGGTGAGATGGTTTGCGGCTATGATGGTTATCAATATGGTTGCAGACAAAGCTATCAACCGTAAGCCGTGGGAACTGAGTTCGTTTATTCCCTTCTTCAGCATTATGGGAGCGGGCATGGACTCAGATAATCCCTGGTATTTGCCTATGCCTGTTAAGTATGTAGCCGAATTCAAAGATGCAATCGAGGATATCCTTAAATATGATAACTGGACTGATTTACGCCAGTGGGTTGTCAGATACCATGTGCTGGGCGGAACACAGATAAACCGAATGTGGGATGCCTTGCAATCCTTAGCACATGGCGAATGGACCGATGTTCGAGGCAAGCAGTTATTTGAAGTAACCCCTGATGAATGGCTAACCGCCTTGACAAGAGGGATCTACAGCACAACTGGAGGTAGGGAGTATGTCGACAAACTGAATGATAAAAAGGGAGCCTGGTATGAAATACTGGGCTTTTCGCTACCTGAAAGAGTCAGCCTTAGTGGAGAGATAGAGAAGGAATATGCCAAACTAGGAGAGGTTGATGAAGAGGGTCATATTTACAACTTTGGCGATTTTGTCTCTGCATTGCGGTTGATGAGACAGCGAGTAGGAGACAACCGTTTCAACAAAGCGGATTCTCCGTTCATACAAGGATTCCTCGATGCAGAAATAATCAGAGAGGAGTTTGAACAGCTCCCCTATCAACCTATCTACCTTATGGACTCAGAGGACTGGGAACCTTGGCTGCATTATCAGGCACTGAGCGGGGAAGAAAAAGTACAGTTTGCGAAAGATAATCCTGAGGTATTGCAGGAATGGGGGGGGCAGTACTATTCGCTGTGGAAAGAATACGATGCACTGGAAGGGAAACAGGAGAAGTCTCAGTTCCTGGAAGAGCACCCTGAGCTTACTAGAGACTGGCGGAAGGAATGGAGGATTAACAGTCCTAAAAGTGATGCTATGCTGTCATTCTGGGGTTTCCCAGGAAGGATTCAAACAAAGCAGGCTTATGACCAAGTTGTAACATGGGCTAAGGAATATGGCATCGACCTGGATCATCTGAGCACATGGTTGCCACCTGAGAATATAACTGATGATTATTTCAAGTACCTTGAACTGTCGGATCAATATAGCAGCAATTCAAGTGAAGTAAAGCTATTCAGGCTGGAACACCCCGAGTTCAACCAGTGGGGAATAGATGCCTATGGCTGGAGTGAGTCATCGTTACAGGGTGAAGACATCGATATGCTGAGATTGAAGGTGGAGTTGAAGAATTTAACACCTGATACTCCCGAGTACAAAGCGGCAAGCTATAAGATAAAAGCCCTGGAGAATGAGATGCCACAACATCTTGTAGATACTTATGTTGATTGGTACGCGAATCCCCGCAAGGGCTATGAAGATGACTGGTTTTTGATGGAGAATAAAGAGTTTTACGATGTAATGGTAGATAAAGGCATCTGGCAGCCACGGGACTTCAGCAAGATTCCAAGCCGAGACGAAGCAAGGCTACTTGAGTACTATGATGGTTTAGACGCTAACAAAAGACTTTCAGAACGATGCCAAGATGAAAAATTAGATGCAGTCCTTGTTAAGTTCAAAGGATTGGAACCGGCTTATGGAACGGATAGATGTAAGAATAAGAGTTGATAGACAACTAACTTACGGATAGAAGACCCGGCTACGGCCGGGTTTTTTATTAGAGTCTGAGAAATCTTTTAACTCAGGCTCTTTTTCATTAGAGGAGGTAAACACAATGGACGGAACTGAGGAACAG